TTGACGAAAGTAAATTTAGAATCACTTTATAAAGATAAAAAAAAGGACCCTGTTTAGGGTCCTTTTTGTAATACTGAGTAACAAAGTGTATTACTACTTCGATTAAGCTCCTTGTGAACCGTAGACACCTCTCCAATCGGAGAAACCAAAAGAGTATCTCTCTCTTGCTTTGTATCTAATATTTCCAGTTGAGAAATCAGGTTCCATTGAAGTTTCCATAGGTGACCTTTGAAACATCTTAAGTCCATCACCCATTTCATTCACTGAGGTCAGAATGAAGAAAGCATCAGGGTCATTTAGATAATGATTGACAACATAACCACCCGGTAAAACACCAGTGTTTTTGATTGCGTTGACATCATTGTCTGCTGTTCCTGACCTTAAATCTGATTGTAAAATTCTATCAGCAACGAAGACTAACTGTGGTGGAACCACAAGTTTGTCAGGTTGTACAGATATAATTAAACCTCTGTCATCAGTAAAGGTTGAAATATCAATAAAAGCATCCTCTAGTGATGCCTCGTTTAAGTCAGCCATTGTGCTTGCTCTGTTAGCCGCTGAGCCACCACCTGCTAGTGGATGGTCAGATGCGATTAGAGATTTGCCATCGCCACCAAGGAAAGATGATGAGAACGCATTGTTTAAAACATCTGCTCCCTTAACTTCCTTAGTATTAGCCATAGATTTTGCTAATGCTTTAACATATCTCTTCCCTAGACTGTCATAAAGGTTGTCCTCTATGGCCTCCTCGGTTAACGCAAACGCAAGTGAAACAGTCTCATGTGTATAACGAGAACTGAAACTCTCTGATGCGTTGTCAAAGCTAACACCTTGACCTTCTGATTTTACTGGTGCTGAACCAAATCCAACGATTAATACTTCTTCTTCGAAAGCTCTGTTTGAATCTTCGATTACAAAAATATCTTCGTATTCTCTATCGTACTCATCATAATTCATACCAAAGAGAGAATTTAAGCCCGGCTCAAGTTCTTTCGCTAATTGTGCTCTTGAAATTGCCATAATTATATATCCTTAAGCTAATCCAGCTCCTTTTTGCCCCATGATATGATTTTGAATCACGCATAGTACATTAGTGTTGGACGATGCAACATCGTCATTATCAGGGTCTTGGCTAATATCGATGCACTTAAGTGGTAAAGTAGCTGTAGTAGCTCCTGTACCAACATCTAATTGTGCGGATGATATGCCCGACTTTGTATCCCCTACAGGAGATGAATCCACAATGTCAAAATTACCAAATAGGTCTGCCACTGGAAAAGCGGCATCTGCTTGGTATTCAAATACGACATTAGGGTCATCTATTACAGAGGCGATTATATCCGATGCAGCAATACTGCCCGAATAATGGTTACTGAAAACCTGTTCTCCTGTTGTTGGGTCTGTAAATGAACAGCCATTAAATACTCCAACTATCGGCACTGTGCCTGTTGCGGCATGCCTGCCAATTACGCCAGCTGTTAGCTGCGTCACCAAGTCGCCTTGGAATATTGGAGTTGTGGCTCCACTAGCTATTCTGTACCTAGACTGGCCACCACTATAAGGTGCTCCACCCATCATTCGAACTGGCTTTGCTCCGAAAGGTGCGTTTTTATTTGCCATAATAATCCTTAATTCAAATAATGTTTACTTTTTCCCAAAAGTAACTTCGGATTTTCTCTTAGAATCGTACTTAACATAGCGACCATCTTTTGCTGACTCGTTAAACATAGTGTTATCAAGTGCCGCACTTTTCGCAGATGTCTGTTGCTCATAATAAGCATTTCTTTCTTGCTTGGTTTCTATTGGTATTTTTGCTAAGAGTAGTCCGTCTGTATAAACTAAACCAGCATGTCTGCCTGAATCAGCTGTTGGGTAGTCGTACTCAGAAGGTAAGTCAGTACCTCTTACGAGTTCCCAACCTTCTCTAAGTCTTCTACTTACATTAGCTCTATCCTCTTGTCCCAACATAGACTCTCGTATCCAACGATACTCATAGCCTTCTGGTGGTGCAGGAGTCTCAAGTTTTCTTACTGGCCTCCATGGTTGTCTGCGAGATTGTTTATCGTGTGTCTCGGAATCACGAGAATTTCTAGTGTTTGTCACTTGCTCATTATCGTTCATTTTGCCTCCCTTGCATCGATTTTTTGCTTTTCCTTTGCAACTGATTTAAGCCATGCCTCCTCAGACATATTGTGTGGCTTAAGTCCACGAAGGCGGTCAACTTCCGATTTTGAGAAAGTAACACCGTTCTTCTTACTGCCCTGTGTTTTTTGTCGACCTCCAACGGAGGCTGAGGCAACCCTTTGCACAGCGGGTTCACTCACATTCGCATCGACATTCCCTTTTAAGTTGGGATAAACTTGTTCAATTCTATTGTTTAACTCTTCGTAATACTCACTAGAATCAGCCTCATAGCCTTCATCTATTAACATATTATGTTGAAAGTAAGCATACTTAGTAGCACGCATGTTGTTTTCATCAGATTGGTCACCATACCAACTATTCTTCGCATACCAATCTAAAGCCTCTTTTGTTGGTTGTACATTTTGTGGCTCTTGTTGTTGATAATTTTGTTGATATTGTTGCACTTGTTGTGGTTGCTCGGCTCTTTGTTTTGCAACTCGCAACTTTTCTTTTTCGATTACAAGCTCACTTTTGAGTGTGTCTGCTTTACTGATTAGTTCTGCATCGTTACTAGCAAGAGCTTTTTTATAAAGCTCCTCTGCTTGTGTTTGTTTTGCATCTAAAGCCTCTTCTTGTTTAGCCAGTAAATTAGATTGGCTCTCTACAGCAACATTACGCAGGTTAAGATTTTCTTGGTCTTTTTCAGCAAGCCTTGCTTTTAGTAAAGCATTTTCTTCTTGTGTTTTTCTGTTTCTTTCGTTGAGTTTATTTATTCTCTTAGAAACATTTTTGGTATAATTTTCTAATTCATCCTCTTTTGTCTCAACGGACTCAGGGGCATCACTTGGTTCAGAATCAACTACCTCGACCTCTACTTCGTTTTCGTTATCTTGTACTTTCTTTTCTTCTTCACTCATTTATACACTCACTATGTCATCAGGATTTAATATAGTGGCAATAACTTCGTCATCGTTGATGATACGAACTTCTGCACCATCATCGAGTTTGAACCTAGAACCGCTATACCGTCCTATCAAAACCCATTGTTTCTCTTGACACCAAGGCTTGTCGCCAAACCTCTTAGTATCATTAAAACACAAAGGTCCCATTTTTACCACATAGGCCACTACTGTAGCCAATGCCTCTCTGTTTATTGTCTCTTTTGCTAAGACTATACCACCTTTCGATGTTTTTTTACCTGCATAAGGTAAAACCAACATTCGCCATCCTGTAGGCTGTGGCATCCTGTCGAGCACTGAGCCATCTAATTTTTCAGGGTCTAGCACTCGCTCCTCAGGACTTACATAAGCATCGTCCAATTTTTTTTCGTCACTCATTATTGTCACTTTTTTTCAGCATGTCTCCTATGCCATTTGTAATATAGTATAAAGCAGAAAGTTCACCTTGCAAATATTTGTAATGTTCCATATCTTTGAGGCCACCACTCATCAAAGTTTCTTGGATTTGTTCCTCTCTGTCCTCTAAAAGTTTTTTTAACTTATCGAGAAAATCTATGTCATTCATTTAGATTTTTTTACTTTTACTTTTTTGCTTACTTGTTTAACTTTTTTCTTAACAGATTTTACTTTTGGTTTTACATCCTCTACTGGTAAACCTTTAGCTATTCTGTCTAATTTTTTTGCTATTCTTTCTTCGTTAGCAACTCTTTTCTTTTCTTCGAGTTCTCGTTGTTCTTTTTGAGCAACTGCCTCAGCCTCACGAAGAAGTTTCTTTTCAGCTTTAAGTTTTTTTTGTGCCTCAAGGCGGTATGATGTAGTCATTTTAACTCCTAAATTTTTGTTCCAATTCTAATAATTTTAAATCGGCATTTTGTTTAAGTCTATCCATAGACACACCAAGTTTATCATCAGCTATCGCTTTTTGTATATCCAATCTTTGTAACTGTAGTTGACTGTCTATTTGTTTCTCTTGTGCCCTTTGATTTTGTCTTGCAACAAATTGTTCTGCCTCTTGGTCAAGTTCTTTGTCTCGCAACTGTAATTCAGCTTTTCTTATCTCTACTAATGGGTCAGCATCCCCACCCATACCAATAGATTGTAGGAATTGTGCTGTTAAGGCAGCTAATATTGGCGAACTGAATTGGTCTAATATCATTTGTATTTCTTGGATAATCATTTGTGCCTCTTGTGGAGAAACCATCTGAATCTGTTGTTGTACGGCTTGTATTCTTTCCATCACCTCAGGTGGCATTTGTTGTTGTGCTACCTGCACAGATAAAAACTGTAGATGTTGCATACAATGACTAACTATAAGTGCCTGTATTTGTGGATTCTGCATCACAACTGGAGTTAGAAACAAACCACTATGTGCTTGTAAATGTGCCTCATGGTTCTGTCCCTCGAAGGCTTGAGCTGGTTGTCCCATCAAAAAACCTGAATTTTCTAGTCCAGCATCGATTGGTTTAGGTGTCATATCAGGCGGTGGTTGTATTAAGGCATCGACATTATCGACACCTAACGCACCATACATTCTTCTATATGCCTCATATATGCCCAAAGGCCCATGTATCTGCGGGTTAGATTGCACCATTTGTAGTAACTCTTGTGCGAGAGTCACTCTTTGACTTTGTGAAAATATATTTGGGTCAGACACAGGAATAATATCTACTTTGTCATCGAAATCTTGTTGCTTTATTTGTTGGTTTCCTGAGCCAACTGCATACTCATATACTGGTGGTAAGAACTCATTAAATACTTTGGCAAGCAAGCCGAACTCTAACTTTTGTGCATAATGTAATCTTTTGTGAATAGCACTCATA